AATCGCCAAACAAGCAATTATACAAAAAAATATGATTCTTTAAAAAATTTGTTTAGACATTTCTTGAATAATATAATCATGGACACCACCGCCGACAAGATTGAAAATCTTATAAGGATTGTGGAACAATTGAATGAACGATTGACTGCTCTGGAAAAAAAAATTTGTCCCTGTTGCATTTGTAAAAAATGTGGTAAACAAGATGAAGACATAAATAAATGTTTTTATTGCAGTCAAAATATTTGTGAGGGTTGTATGACAACAGTTATAAGAACAGATGAAACTGTGTATTATTGTTGTAAAAAAAGGTGTTTTGTGTAGCAGGGAACCCAGGACCGCGTAGCTGCCCCTGCGACCCCTCCTGATAAACTAATATTTAGATAAGTTTTAAAATGCGTAATGATATTTTAAATATTCATTTTAAAAATTCTTATGATTCGCTACAAATCCCATTTTTTGGGATACCGGTGGACATTACTGGTTTTAAGTAGATAAAGTTATATGTAGATTTCTTTACATATAATTTTATATAACTATTAAAATTGAAATATGTCAAAAACTTACACAAGACATAATAATATATAATTGCCAAAATTTTTCAAAAATGAACAGCGACAGAACATACGCACAAATCGCAAGAAGTGAAAATAAGAAATTGGAAACTAGGTTACATTTTAGAGAGAGAAAATATATAGAAATGAAATTAATGTTGAAGGAACAAAAGAAAAAGATACAGGAACAAAGGAAACAATTGGAAAAAAGTAACATGTTATTACAAACCGTAAATTTGAACGAAGATTTGCGACAAATTAAAGAGCGGTATGAATATAAATTTGTGGGTAGTGGCGTTGAAGAAGAAACCGAGTTTTTGAAAAAACTTTATATAGGAGTCAAAGGAAATCCAGATGTATTAAATCATATACAAAGTTTCTTTACCTATGATACAAAAATAGCGCTTCTCCCGTTGAATGACATACCTAGAATAATAGATAGTCTTGTATACAAGCGTAAAATAACCGTCCCACCGCAACTTACACACACTGGAATTCCTACATACAAAATTATTACAGAAGGTTCAGTGTTAGACACTATGTTAGAAACCATATGCGGATCACTAGAATATTTGAAAATATTACCCAAATCCATGAGAGCCGAAAATTGCCTTGGGTATGATTCATCCAACTTAAAATCATTTCGACCACATTGTAAAAAATATAATACATACGACTTGAAAAAAACGCAGTTAGAATGGATACTGTATACAATGATTGTATTTTATCCCAAACACGCTTACGCGCTTTTGCGAATAATGTTTGTTTTATTCAATCCTACAAAACAATATAAAGGAAGAATACGTGAATCAACCATACCTATTTTGGTTTTCAAAAATAATAAGTATTACAATTTGAACGTAAGTCGGTATCGATTTCCTGCTAGACATTTTGAGGATGTTTATCATAGCATTCAATAGTTGGGTTACACAACATCATTATCCACCGGGAACCCAGGAAGATTATAACAGTTTTTCATCAAAAAATCTTGTGATGGGAAAAGGTACTGAATTAGAATTCCCCGAAGGGCGGGGAGGGGGCAAGGGTCAGCAACGCAGTCCGGGGGTTCCCCCTACTATAATACAAACCGTGTTACATCTGAAAAGTTGTTTTTGTGAATCTTGAACATGTAAGGATGTAAATTTGTCTCTCCAGAAACATAAAGATAAATATATGTTTCGTCGCAAATTATATTTCTAACGTTTCTAACTGATTTTCTATAATGATTTTTACTAATTGTGTCAATGTCAAAAAGTTTTGTAATAGTTCCATTTTGTTTGTTCATTTTATGTAACAGAGTTGAGTGTTTATCAGAAGCAATAAAATAAATATAGTTGTCGTCTAAGCACATTGGATAATCATACATTTTACAATAGCAAAAGTTATGTTTTTTCTCGAAAAATTTTATTCAGCAACGTTCGCTGGTATCTCAAAAAATGGATTGTTAACACATCGTAACGAGTTTTAGAATTGAGGTTTCAATTTCATTAAGTATTTTTCAGTGTTTTTGTGTAAGACTTAATTTTATATTAGTGTTCGGTTTCAGGAGGGGTCGCAGGGGAACCTTGGTTCCCTGCTAATTTTACTTGAATTTTACAGAACATTGTATGTTCAATTCAATAGTCATTCGGGTGAAAGCGTAGTACAGAAGGAACACGTGCATCAATATCACAAATGATAAATAATTCATCGCGACGACCTTTTGTAAAACGATATATATGTAGTCTACATATATATAGTTTGAATACCAAATGTTATACAATAATATTATGAAACATAAACTTAACCCGTTAAAAGTTAACCTTTTATTTAGTTCAGTCATTTTATTTTACTTGATTGTGTTAAACCCTATAAAATGTATCAATTTTAAATTATTTTTTTTGTGTAAAACAAAATAATTATTTTTAATAAATGATTCGTTTTATTATACGTTGTGCTATACAACTAGTAATATTTATTATTTCTGGTGCGGCAGTATTATTATTGTGGTAAACTTGTTTCAGCAATGTCCACCGATATCCCAAAATTATGATTTTTAGAGAATCATAAGAATCAAGTTTAAAATATCATTACGATTTTCTAGTGAGACTTAAAAATTATTTAAATACTCGGTTGACAGGAGGGGTCGCAGGGGAACCTGGGTTCCCTGCTAACTTGTTTTATGACTTTTTATCCTCCTCCTCATCCTCATCCTCAGATACATATTCTTCGCTACTTAACTCATCCAACTCTTCCAATGCAATATCTCCTTCCAACTCAAACTCATTGTCATCATCACCCTCGTCTTCATCGTCATCATCGTCTTCGTCGTCTTCATCGTCATCGTCATCATCCTCAACATCTGCATCAGCGTCTGCATCAGCGTCTGCGCAGTCGTCATCACTTCCATCTACAACAAATCCATCCTTTAAGTATCCAGTCTTTGTTTTCTTACTTGCGGGAACAGACTCAAGTTCGTCTTCTTCATTTTCATCCTCCTTGGCAGTTGTGGTTAAATCTTCAAATCCGCCAAAGAGTTTTTCGTACAACTTGTCCCATAGTTCACGTGTCAAATCTGCCAATTCGTAATTTGAATTATCATGATTTTTCTTCTTCAAAACAAGGGAACATGTTCCAAAAAACAATTTATTATCTACTGGGGGTGGAAAATCATATTTATTTTCCATTCCGGCCTTTCCTTCGGTCTTTCCATAAAGGGTAACCTTATACTTTTCGCCTAACAATTTTACAGACCACTCCGTTTGCTTCAAAAATCCGTCTTGCTTTTTAAAACCACATTTCTTATACAATTCTTCTTCGTTATATTCCTTTACAGTCAAAGATTTAATATTTCCCATTTTTTCAACAAGTGCAATCATCAATTTTGTTGTTGTTGTCGTCATCGTCGCCATTAAATATAAATTATGGAATGGGTTTAAATAGTTTATCAGTGTATTATTTACAAACGGGTTAAAACAGTATGGTAAAAATGTCATCCAAGGCCAAGAAACTTTACTTGGATGATTACCCCATTTTGAATTTAAATTTGGAACGTCTTGACCCGTTCTTTAAGTCCTTTAGAAATGATATTATGTTGGTTTCCTCGCAAGGATTGTTTTCAATCCGCAATTCAAAAGTGGCGTCATTAAAATCGGTGGATAAACCTTTGCGATTTATAGATGATTTTTTTGAGGGACAACGACTGATTATAGATGAAAGTTATTTTGAAGAAGAACGTGTTTTTTCTCAACTGCCATTTTCATTTGATTATGTAAATCGCATGACGTTTACATATTATGTTGACGATTCTTCAAAAGTTCATTTAGTTGTTGAAGGAATTTACACACCCGTTTTCATTCAAGTGGGAGATACGAATGTTGAATTAAAAAATAAATATAGGAATTTTAAACCGACGAATTTTTATTTTTTGATGAATTGTAGGGAGGATGAAATGGAATTGAGAGATGAGTTTCTCTTATCAACGCTCGCGTTAGCGTAGTCCTCGACTTAACAGGAAACGAAGGAGCGCGTAGACTAGCATCAACTTTTTTAACAGTTAAAAATAGACGACAACAAATGTTTTTCTGGACGATTCAAATTACTACTATGTCTATTTTACTTATATTTTTAGTTCATCATTTGTTTGTATTTTTTATGACACAATTGACGGTTCCTAAAGTGAAAGACATGGTTTACGCACCAGCGCAAAAATATGAGGAAATTTACAGAAAAATTTCTCAGAATGTAGGTCGAAATGATAGTGACATGAATACATACACCGTGGACACGGAAACCGAAAAAAATACGCGGTTGAATTCATTATCTCAACCTCAGTCTTCTATGAAAAATGAATTAAAAAACTTTTTAAAGGACAAACTTAAGAGTAATTCTACTCCGAGTTTTGACGAACCATTTTCGTTTAGTAATAATGGAATGGCGTTTTCCTCCTTTTAGTGCAGGGAACCTAGGTTCCCCTGCGACCCCTCCTGATAGCCTAGTATTTAGATAACTTTAAGTCTCACCAAAAATGTGTAATGATAATTTTAAACTAATTAAAATACGTTAAAATCTCATTTTTGGGATATCGGGGGACATAGTTATTTTAGATATATATTAATTAACCAAAAGACATTAAAGACATCGCCCAATATTTAAATATACTCATGATTAGCGAAGTCGAACAAGAGATTTTATTGGGTGACTTCCCAAACATTGAACTTTCTTATGAAACAATGGTACATAAGAAGGTTTATGACGCCGACTTGGTACTTGCGATTCCAGAAGGGAAAAAATGTTTTGCTTGGTTTACCGTGTTGCGCACACAAAATATATGTGTGATTATGGAAATAAGTGATAACAAGGAATTATGTGGGTTTAAAATCGTTCATTCTTGTTTTGAGAACAAACTATCTTATGGAACTATTTTTTATGGAACGGTCTTTCCATATGAAGACGCGCATTTTTTTTCAGTAGAAGACATGTTGTATTATAAAGGAAACAATGTTTCGTCTTTGAATTATATTGAAAAATTATCAATGTTGTCAAACATTTTCCAAAATGAACTGAAACAAATCGCATTGGTTCCAAACTCTTCTACTGTTTTCGGTCTCCCCGTTATGGTTGAAGGGTTCAACGAAATGATACAAACTGCCCCACTCTTGCCTTATAAAGTAAAATATATTCAGTTCCGACAAATGAATAAACAGGGGGGAAATCAAGCATTTAATTTATTGTATTCCAAACCGACGTATGGTTCAACTGTGAATATATTTTTGAATGTTAAGGGTGGAAGTGCGCAGTCAAATATTTCAAGTCAACCATCGGTTGCACCAGGATTAGAGGATAAGGAGGTAATTTTTAAGGTGAAACCCGATTTACTAAATGATATTTATCATTTGTATACGTTGAAATATAACGCAAAAACAAACGCGATGGAAGACTATTATTTTGATATGGCGTATATTCCTGACTATGTCACGAGTAAAATGATGAATCGACTATTTAGGACTATCAAAGAAAATGATAACTTGGATGCGTTGGAAGAAAGCGATGATGAAGAAGAGTTTGAAAATGATCGCATCGATAAATTTGTGTTTTTAGATCGGGAATACAACATGATGTGTTTGTATAATAAAAAATTCAAACGTTGGGTTCCGGTGCGTTTGGCAAATTCTGGCGCGAATGAACATGTCATTCGTCATGAAAATTTGCAGTGCAAATAAGTAAAACAGTAAATAATAACTTTATATTATATAATAACATGAATAACATGTTTTCAAGTAGTCCGTATGTTAATTCTACGGGTAGTAATGACCCAATGTTTTTCGGAACAAATCAAACATCGCTTGAATATGGATTGCCGAATCCTTACCGAGGAAATGTGGCGGCGGCGGATGCGTCAAAAATGGTAGGCGGAAGCAGAGGCGGTAAAAAGCAAATTCGTCGTAAAATTAAAAATATAATGAATAAATATAGAGTATCCATGTCTACAAAAAAACGAAACTTATCCAGGTTGAGAAGAAAATATGGATATACAA